GAGCTTTACCTGCCATCTTTGCAAGAATAACGGCCTTCTCTTTGTCAGCATAAGACATTTCGCCGGCTTTGCCGTCTGTGAAAGTCATACGTGATTTCTGAATGGCTTCTAGTTCAGCAGCTTTCTCTTTTAGAGCGCTCTCTAGACCTGCAACAACAGATTTAGTTTCGTCAGCTTGAGCAGCAAAACGCTTCTCTACTTCGGCCATTAGTGCCTCAGCACCGGTTGTGGTTGGTGTTGCTAGGGCAACAGCAGCCTTGATTTTTGCGTCTAAGTCAGCAGCTTCTTTGTCAGCAAGTGCTTTTTCAGCAGCAGCTTTTTCTTGAGCAGCTAGCAGGGACTTAGTGGCTTGCTCAGCGGCAGCGGCCAACATTTTTTGTAGTTCTTCTGGAGTCATTTCCAATTCCTTTGTGATATTGCTTTTTGCATCGCCGGAGGCTTCTAGCCCTTTAGCTGAGTCGCTTGGGTTAGCAAATTGCATTTTGAAACTCTTAAATTCTTCGGCCGTGTCAAACGCCTTAGAAAGACTAAATAGTGTATTTTGATTTGCTGGTACAGACACAACGGATATTTCGTGTAGTTCCAGTTCTTTTACAACAAACAGCTCTAAGGCTGAATTATATTCCGCATCAACGATACGGAAACCAATGCTAAAGGCGGTTAGCACGCCGTCTTTTACAAGATTGAAAACATCCTCAGCTGCTGCAGAAATTCTTGCTTTTACATACAAGCCTTTCTCATCGACGCGGTGGTCTGTCATTCTTCCAACTGGTTCACTGTGGTCGTGGTAAGCAAGAATTACTGGATTTTTCAAGTAATTCTCAATACCCTTTTGCCACACCGCAGCTGGAACAATGTCACCGTGTCTGTCAACGTCATTGGTTGAAGCGTAACCTTCGATGGTCACGCTGTCAATTTTGCCGTCAGCAGTTGGTAGAGGTTCACTCTTAGTAAAAGAACTGTTTAAAAACAGCACTTTATTTTTATCTACCATAATACCCCTTTGTGTTATTCCTTAGCGGAGGCGGGTCGTCCTCCAGTACTAGGATTTGCGGCTGAACCTGCAATATTTGCAGGGATTCGTAAATCATCGTTACCAGCTTTTGACTCGTAACGCAGCTCAACACGAGCCTCGTTGGGAGTAATAATGCCAGCATTTACTAACGTACTGTGGTACGCAGCAATATCTTTTAATTCAGGTTGTAGCGCACTAACGGAGCTGGTAATAGCTTCTACGTCGTAGCCAAAATAACGCTCAACAGCACTGATAAATTTACGATTAATTGGTAGTACTGTTTCTAAATAGAACAGACGTAAGTTTGGGCTGATGTTGGCGTTGTTACCGCCTTGCAACAAGATTGGCGGAACACCAACTGCTTGCATGATTTTTTCGCCATGAGTTTTGATTGAAGTATCAAAATCCATGTCTTTGAAGTTTGTTTCGGCTAGCTGATGCGGCTTTAGGCCCGAATCCAAGATAACTGGACGCTTGCCACCATTCTTTACATTGTACTTTTGTAACCAGTAAGCAATGGTCTTTTCTTTTGCAACCTGTGATAGGGTATTATCTGTGGTTAGTACTAATCCAAATACAGCACCATTGTCAAAAAAGTTTTCTTGGAATTGCTGCATTGAATACAGCAACTTCACACTGCGATCTGCTGACTCCAGCCGACTGCTTCCGCGATAGATTGAATCACTGCTCAAGTCGCGGAAGTAGAAAACTTCGGATTCTTTGAAGTCTACTATTCCGTTGTAGCGAAAACCCTTGATAAAGGTTTTTGGGTCAGTCATGATTTCAACTTTGTCTGCAGGCAGGTGGTACATAAAAGTACCGTCAAAGTGTACAAAGGCGTTGCCTTCTAAGATAAAGTCTGTGAATAGTGCGCTGCGAAAATCTTGTGCTGATTGATACGGGTTTGGGCGAAAGTTAAGTAGTGTATTAAGCGTCTTTTGACGAATACCTACAACAATGCCATCGTGTACTTTATCTTTGATATCGTAGTCTAGGCTGCTTGCGGCATTTACCAACAAGCTAACGCTACGATTAACTGCTTCCAGCTTTTGAAAGCTTTGGAAGTAAGTTAATTTTGCATCTGTACCAACTTGTGTACCGGCTTCTTGCGAGATACGTTCCTGTGCTGGGTTCAGCTTTGTGCGAATCCAGTCTTGTGATTTTGCTATCCAACTCATAGTTTCCCTTAAATAAACCTTGAGAAAAATGAGTTGTGTGTTTGAGTAGGAACGGCTTTATCACCATGAACGTGCTTTTCACGCTGTATTTCAATCCAGCGTTGCTGCTTTGCTTCTGAACCTACTGCCGGTGCTTTACCATAAATACTGTGCAGTGCTACATGGTGCGGATTACATAGGGTGTAAACCTGGTCATATAACTCTACGCGGTGCTCAGCAATAAATTCATCACGAACAGCTAAAATGCCTTCGTCTGTTGATATGTCGTAACCTTTTCGCGCAGCCCACGTTTCTAGTAAGATTGTGATTGAATGTAGATGATGAAGTTCCAGGTCTTTGGTAGTATCGCAGACAAAGCACTCGGTTTTTTTATCGTACGCTGCCTTGGCACGATCGCGAACCCACTTAACTGGAATGCGTTTGTTTGTGTTCTTGGCCATTTTTTAATTGGATCTCTTGAGATTACTAGTATTATACCTGGTTAGCACAAAAATGTCAATACCATAATTTTTTGTGCACCTTGGACATTTTGACTTGCACACAGAATCCAAATCATGTATAATTGAATATTAAATAGAAAACCGATTATAGGGTATATGTATAAAGAGCATAACGAATAGCATCCGCCATGTGAGAGTACTGGTCATGCTTTGGACGTTCACGCTGTAAACCTTCCTTCGTATCCCAGCGATACTGGTCAAACACCGCTAATGAATGTGTGCAATGAGGAGCTACTTTTAAGCGGCCCTGGGCTACCAGTGTTTGCACATATGCAATTCCGGGTAGGACGTCCTTTTTAGCTTTGGTTGAAGCCAGGTCGTAGATGTAGGCCAAGTCCGATGCAAACTGTGCAGCGGCCGAGTCAATAAAGATTGTTTCTACACCCCACTTGGCGCACAACTCACGGAAACTTTCAGCGTGTTGTGCGGTAGTGGCCTCATTTTCCAAGTACTCGTCTACAATCCAGAATGTGTCCAAAACCGGCTCGTAAACAATAACACAAAATGCTGTAAAGTCGCGATAACCAGGGTCACAGCCAGCAATGGCTTCGCCCAGTAACCCCACTGGTGGTTCCACCACATCGGATTGAGCTAAGCTGTAAATTTGACCCTCAAACACTGTGAAGCTGGCAAGATATTCTTGTTCAAATTCAGCACGCGACATTGACTTCCTAGCCTCAGCCACATCCGACTCGGCCATGCGAGTGTTCTCCGAATAGTCCGACTGCAACGAGACCCATTCCGGAAAGTTGGGGTCAAATCCACGATTCCAAAATTGCGAAAACCAGTTGTTGCGACCACGTGGTGTTGAGATAAAGATGGCCTTTGAATTGGGCTTGTCTAAGGTAGGACGCAGCGCAACGTTAAACGCAGCCTCACCATCCGAGCCCAAGGCAGCCTCGTCAAAAATAATCAAGTCATAGCTTCGACCAACGCACGAGTCAACGGTGCTAAGCGAACCCATGCGAATCGTCGAACCGTTGCTGAGTTCAATAATCTTGTCTTTTAAGTTATCGCGAGATACTTCAAGGTCAAAGTGCTTGATTAATTTACGTTGCAGCTCAAAACTAATGCCACTCAAGTTATAGTTTGGCGACATGATTAACACATTGCAGCCGGGTACTAGTGAGACAAGTTGACCAACCACGTTGGCTATGTAGGTTTTGCCCAATCTGCGAGCTAGGGCAGCGCAAACAAATCGGTACTTGGGGTCGTTGACCGCGTTGATTAGTGCGATTTGGGGTCGGTTAATGGTTTCGTAAATACCTAAGAGCTTTAAGTAGTTGACAATCGGCAGTTTAATAAACCTGCGACCAGCATCAAACTCAACAATGTAGTCGCACTCAACATCTGGACGTGATACAGTTAGCATCCTGCCCCCGATGCAAGCACAATCTTGCAGATGTGTTCTAGGCGCTCGATGTGCTCGTAGGCACGCCACGGAGTGGTGTCAACCGCAACAACGCCGTGACCACGAATACCCACAATATCATAACCAATATTGCCTAACGCATCCAGGCCCAATTTCTCATGACACTGATCCGCCAATTCTTGCGAAATGGGTTTGACATCGCCAACTGTGGGCGCTACACGGGTATAGCGATTCAACTCCGGAAAGCTTGCTGAAATTGTTGAGAGATCAATTCCACGATGCATAGCCGCAATGCAGTAGGTGGGATGTACATGCACTACCACACGTGTATCCACTGGATGTTGACCCAGCTCACGTTGTAAGCCAAAGTGCAGTGGCAGTTCGCCACTGGGTTCTAGACTGCTGCTAATAGGTGTATAGTCTAGTATTTTTGGAAAATACTCTAGTCGTGGTGGCTGCGAATAGTATCCCGACTCAATGCCGATCTTTTTAAACTGGTCAGGTTGCAGTGTTTGCTTGCGAACGCCACTGGGTGTTATGTAAAAGTGGTCACGATCGTGGTGGCGGATTGAGCAGTTGCCGTCGCGCGATGTAATCCAGTTGCGCTGGTACGCATCCAGCATGACTTCACAAATTGTTTCCAACATTAGGCAACATCTCCGCTAATAAGTTTTGAAATAAGATGTGAATATTTGCTGCCATCCAAGCCCTCATTAATCTGCACGTTGACTTGACGCTGTGGCCCGGTTGCCTGCTGTGCTTTGGCCAGCTGAATTTCACGGTCTAACAAATCCATGCTCATTTTATGTGAGAGCGCTAAGAGTTCACTAATATCCTTGGTTGATCCAGTTCCGGCCTCATGCAGCTCTTGAAACTTTTGCTTGATTAAGGCGTCCATGGCAGCACGCATTTGAAAACGGTTGTTGAATCCGGTATCCATGAAAACCGCGTCAATATAGCCCCGGACCTCGCGGCGAGCTAAGATTTCGGTGACCATGGTGGGTGGCAGGTCTAGCTCATCTGCTACACGTTTGCTATCTTGTAGCTGCAGGTAAGCATTGGCCACTTCCAGGGCTTCAGGGGCAATTTGCAGTGTTTCAGCAGGTAAGTTTTGTGTCATAGTTGAGTCCTTTGGGGCAATTATATCATGCGGGGTAGTAGAGTGGCAAGTGAA